ACGAGAGTCCCGGTTGTAGAGTACGGCAAGCCAGTAGGAACTGGCGGACACGAGTCCCGAGATGAGTACAGGGGCGATTTTCAAGGAGCCATTGAGAGAGGACATCCTCCATTACTCCTTTGTCTCTTCAATCTGCGAAGGTTCGTTTTCCGGCGGGGCGGCCAAGCGGGCCTGAAACTCCTCCTCGGTGATCCGCGGGATCACGATCTCCTCCTGCTCGGGGATCTCCGTGCCGTCCAGGATACGGGTCTCGGTCGTCATGTCTGACCACATCTGCTGAACGATCGTTTCCAGCTCAGCTTCATGGGCCTCAATCAGCGCGAGGTCTGCTCCCACCTCAGGTGCCATCGCGAACGGATCCACTGCAATCTCCACTGTCCAAAAGTCGTCGGGAAGCTTCCTCTCGCTCATTGTACAACCAAAGCCATTTTCTATGAAAGCCCTGAACTCACATATGGAGACCATCACCTCGAAAGAAGACATGGTCCTTCGGCGTCTGTCCGCCTTTTACGCAACCCCCGAGAACCTTGCACGTGTCCAGCCCATTCTCACCGGCGAGTCCAAAATCAGTCTGCGTCTCTTGGATTGGCTTGTGACCAATTACGCGAAAAAGTACAACATCGCTTATCTCGCAGCCTCGGGACAGGACGTCAATGTCTACCTGCGCTACAAGGCCAACCTCCGCGCCTACAGTAAAAAGATGTTTGACCCCTTCTGTCGCTGGAAGAAGATCACCTTCCTCGGCCTCAGCACGACCGTTGGGCAGCTAAACTTTTTCCACTGGGTGCTGGAGGACGGGGTTCTCGATTACCTTGAGGCGAACTACGAGGCCGTCCAGACGGATATGGATGCGTGCTCCACGACGATCCAGCCCAAGGAGGGGGACCGCCGAAAGCGTCATGAACTCTCGCGCTCAGCCACCAAGTCCATCTGTTTGTCAGCGTTCCCCTTGTCCGTAAAGTTTGAGTAACAAGGACAATGGAATCGCGGTTGGTTCCGTCCTTCCTCTACACCGATGTCTCTCCGGGGATTACAGAAAACGACCTGGATGTTGTCTCCGACCTCTGGACCATGGACGGACGGGATGTCTATCGCGGGTCGCGGGATCCCCGCTATACCCATGCGAACGTGTACTGGCTCTATGACGAGGACCTTCAGCGGGTCGGATGCTCCGAGCACAACCTCGCGGACCACGGCGATGTCCGTCTGCTCTGGTTTCACGAGTCCACGTTCGGAACCCTGCTTCAGGAAGAGGGATGGACGCTCGGCGGCGAGCTCTGGAGCCGTCTGCCTCGCCAACCCTTTGAACGGTTCATCAATGAGGGCTGGACAACCGTGGACAGCTTCTTGGAGCAGTGCCTCCACGGACCCCTTCGGATTGTGACGCCGCAGATGCTTCAGACCCTCCCGACGGTCTATACCTGCGCCACCTGTGGAAAACGGTCTCTGCGGCCGTCTCCGTTTTGCTCCAACACCGAGGCCCCGCTAGACTTCCCCCAATTGGAAAAGGTGTTGTTTGTGGATGAAGACTTTGTGCTTCATGTTCCTCCCCCCGAGTCAGCTGTGTTTACACGGCTGCAGCCACGACGCGGCGACGATTCGCAGCAGGCTTCGCAGGCTCAGGAGCCGGTGCGGGTGCAGGAGCCGGTGCAGGAACCGGTGCAGGCGCCTCAACAGGAGCCTCCTCCTCGTCAAGCGGAACCGCAGCCGGAGCATTCGTCTCCTCCTCAATCTCATCTGCGAACACCTGGGCCGCAGTCAGACGCTGGGGAGGAGCAACGCGAGCGTGCGTGATGCGCCAGGTGACACCGAAGCCCTGTCCGGAGACATAGACGCTCGGCGTGACGACGAGAGAGGCCTCCACTCGCTTGGGGAAGATGGCCGAGATGTTCTCAAGATCCACAGCGACCGGCTTGCCAGTGCTGTCGGCGACATCCATGCTGACGACCCCATCGTAGACAGGAACCTTCATGCGGAAGCTGGGCGGGTACTTGCCAGAGGGAACCCACTCGCCATTGATCTTCTCAACGCTGGGGCTGAGGAACTGCTTCATGATGTCAGTGAGGACCTCGCGGGTGCGAGACTTGCCGAACCACTTGGCGCTGTTCGCCGTGCCGACGTCCAGGAGCTTCTCCTGCATGTCCAGGAGGAAGTTGTAGAGGCTACCGAGATCGCCTGCGGACGCATCCGCGCGCTCCTTGGCATAGGTGTCACAGCCCTTGAGCGTGAGCGACATCTGGTAGGTGGACCCGTTCTCGGTGTCCCGGATGTTGATTCCGAAGGGATACATGGCCTTGGGGATGCGAATCTGGAGGCTCTGGCCGTTGTACTTGATCGGAACCGTCTTGCCACCCGCCTTGTTCATGCGGATATCGCCAAAGGAGACCTTGGAAGCGTCGAGGTTAGAGACAGAGATGATGGCAGGGGTAGACATTGTGTGAGAGTATACCTAGCTCTCCCCGCAGACCCCCCGATCCGTTTTCAGAGCATATTTCTGAATTGATAAGAGATGCCCTTGTGTGCGTCGGTTCGGAAGAAGGGGAGCCTGGATCCCTGTCCCTGCAAGGCTCTCGTTGGACACACGCTCTGTGGAGTGCATGCGAAATGTAAAGTCCCGCGACTGTGGGTGGATGTCCATCAAGACAAGTTGAGTGCGATCGTGCGGATTCAAGCGTGGGGGCGAGGATGGCGAGTTCGGCGCAGACTTGCCCTCGCGGGGCCTGGAGTTCTCCGCCGGGCAGGATTGTCCAATGACGATGATCTGGAAACGTGCGAGACGTCAGACCGCCAATTCCCGATGGACTACTTTGCCTTTGAAGAGAATGGGAAGATCTGGTGGTTTGATTTTGCGACGCTCTGGAAATGGGCGCAACGCTCCACGGAGCCTGCGAATCCGTATACCAAAGTCCCCTTGTCCGCGGAGACGCGACTGCGACTGCGACTGATGTGGTCGGCTCGGCGTCGGAATCGTGAGACGGTTCCGGAGGATCCTCGGACCTTCCAGGACCGGCTGGCAATGCGATGGACCCTGATCAGTCAAACCATTGCCGATTGTGGGTTTGGGACGTTGCCCGTGGAGCCCTTTCTCCAACTCTCCATGAACGACTACATTCGCATCTTCCGGTTCTTACGGGATGATGTCGGAGCGACTCTGCCCGGGAATCGCTATGCCTCTCCCCTGATTCATCGGTGTCTCATTACCGCGTGGACGATTTCCCCCGCCCAATTCATCCTCCAAGGGTCCTATGCTCTCATGGCGATGCTGTGTCATGCGGAGGATCCGTTTCCTCTGGCCTTCTGTATCCTCTCCGCCCTCCATCGTCTCTAAAACGGATTCGTTCAGAGCAAGGAAGGCCGACTGCCCCCACCATGAATATCTTCGTCCTCTCTCGTTGCCCGCGCACTGCGGCTCGCCTTCACTGCGACAAACACGTCGTGAAGATGATCCTTGAAACTGCACAGCTGTTGTACAGCGCCCACCACGTCCTTGGGACGACAGACCTTCCCGAGGGAGCGTATAAGAAGACACATGCGAACCACCCGTGTGCCATCTGGGTGCGCGAGAGTCAGGCCAACTATCGGTGGCTGGCTGAACTCGGATGGTGGCTCTGCAAGGAATACCAATATCGCTACGGAGACACCAAGACCCACAAGACCGAGCGCCATATCGTCTGGCTCAAGGCTCATCCTCCAGCCCTTCCAGATTGCCCAGCCACCCTCGTTCGCCAAGCCATGCCGGACGAGTACAAGTGTCGCGATCCCGTTCAAGCCTACCGCACCTACTATCTGGAGGTGAAGGTCCCCCGTGGGATCGTCAAGTATACGCGTCGGGAGCGTCCGGACTTTCTTCTTGAGAACTGATTTACATGACCGCGGGAGGTAAGAAGTATATCAACGCGTTAAAAATGTCCTCCACTACTTCCTCCGTTAAGGCAAACAAGATGCCCGCCGACAAGAAGACCGCCCCCAAGACTGCCGCCGCCCCCGCCCCTGCCCCGGCTGCTGCCCCCAAGGCCGCCGCGGCCCCTGCCAAGAAGGCGGTCGCCAAGAAGGAGACCCCTGCCAAGGCCGAGGTTGTTGTCCCCACCGTTGCGACTGCGACTGCCCCGGCGGTTGCCATCTCCTCTGAGGTCCTCCTCGCCACCCTCACCGAGCAGCTCAAGGCGCTCTCCACCGAGTTCACCGCCAAGGTCCGCGATGCGGTCAAGGCGACTCAGGAGGCTGCCAAGGCCGCCAAGAAGGAGGCCCGCGACTCCAAGAAGAAGCGCAAGATCAACCCCGCCGACATGACCCCCGAGCAGAA